GACATACCTCGGGCGTGGAACGAACGGATCCTCTGTTGCACTCTTTCCAGGTCGGGGCCGGTGACGAGCGCCGGACGGCCCACCGCAGTGGGGTACTCCCGGCGCTTGCGGCGACCCCGTTCGGTTGCGGGGAGCAACGTGGGTGATCCTTCCTGTGATCCGGTCGACGCGGAACGTTCTGGCCTCGCCGTGGTCGGCGTCGGTGCCGGTGATGATCAGGTCCAGCTTCTTCGTGAAGCGGACCTCGGGGTCCTCAACGACCCGGTGGCGGCCGTGGTAGGTGAAAGCTATTCGCACAGCGTCCACCCCTGTGGGTGATCGACGCAGCGGATGAAGACGTTTTCGGAGCCTTCGAACCGGTAGGCGATCATGGGGACCGTTTTGCCGCTGACGGGCACAGAGCCGTCAGCGGCCACGATCTCCACGACACGCCCCCGGGTGTTCACCCAGCGCTGCCCCTCCTCGAAGAGGCTCACCGGTCAGCCGCCATGATCCCCTGGAGGGCGTCCGAAGACGCCTTGTCGAGGAGGGTGCTGAAAGCATCCCCCAGGGCGGCCACAGCCTTCGGGCTGCGCGGGGCCAGGTCCCGGTAGCTGCGGGGGGCGCCGGGGATCTCCGCCAAGGAAGCGAAAAGCTCCTCGTCGGGCGGAAGGTCTCCGACGCCCTGAGCCCGCATCTCCGCGAGGATCAGCCGCGCGGCGGTGTCCCGCAGCAGGTTGTAGGCGGTGTCGAAAGCCGCATTGGCGAGATGCTGCTCCTCGTCGGCCCCGTCCGGGAGGGGATGGAACGTCGGGTCGGCCTCGACGGGAATGGCGTCCTTCACAATGGCGAGGACGTCGTCCCGGGAGACCGTAGTCCCATGGGCGTCGTGAGTCTCCAAGGCCATGATGCGGTCGGTGATGCTGGACATAGAGCTTGTCCCTTTCGGTTGTTACGACTCGCGGACCATGTAAGTGCAGCCGGGGTTGACGCAGCGGAGGACCCAGATACCGCCCATGAACGCGCGGATCAGGGCGTGGGCGGTACAGGTCACCGCTGGATCCGGTGACCGAGGCGAGTGCTGGAACTCATGTCGCCCCACTCGGCCGGGTCGCCAGGGCAGCCATTCAGGTGGAGGCCAGTGCGGTGGGACAGCTCCGGGCAGGTGCACTTGCCGACCGGCTCCGACTGAGGGCCGACGTCGGAGCCGGTGGCCTCCCAGAGGGCCTCGACCAGGGTGTAGCGGCCCGGATCCTCGGGGCGGTCGACGCCGGAAGCCTCCCAGCCCGCCACGGTGAGGACCGGGTTACGGTAGCCGAGCTCCTTCACGCCGGGGTGCCAGCGGTCGTCGTACTCGTAGGTGATCAGGCCACGGCGGAGAAGGGCGTCCTCGGTCATGCGGAGGGCGTAAAGAACTTCGCCCTGCCATCCGCGCTTGGCGGCGTTTTCCAGATTGGCCAGCATGGACGGACTGATCCTCACAGCGATCCCTTCGGGGCCTTCGTGGCGAGCGTTTCGCGGCTGATGCGACCGTTGAGGACGTGACCGAAGGTGGGGCTCGTCGTCCAGCGGACGACTTCCTGGGCTTCCGTCTGGAAGTGCTGACCGGTCATCGGATTGAACCGGGACCGCTCGGGGGCGGTTTCCCGGCGGAACGTTCCGATGTTGGCGAGAGAGACGTTGGCGCCGGACCGGAGGGCGGCCACGATGGCCTCCAGGACCCCGTTGACGGCCTTCTCGGCGTCCTTCAGCGTGAGGCCGTTGGACTCGGCGAGATAGCCGATCAGGTAGGCCTTGCCCACGCGGTCGGCGTTTTCCAGGTTGAAGGTCTCGGTCATGTGCTTCTCCTTGTGGTCGGGATGGTGCGTGCCCCCAACGGGATTCGAACCCGCATCAGGATCCCCCGTCCTATCGGGGGCGCTCTGCCGTGACGTGAGGCCCGCCCTCTGCAAAGGGCTCTCAGGACCTGTCTTGAGCTATGAGGGCTGTGGTTACCCCCGCCTCCCCCCCGGGATAGAGCCTCGGGAGGGGCGGGGGACTTCTTGCGTTCAGCGACGAGGGGCGCAGCCGGGAGCGGAAGGCTCAACCGGGAGGCCTGCATCTGGCCGCTGTCGTGCACGAGCTTTTCAGGTCCCGCCGGACCGTTCCCCCTTTTCGGTTGCAAGGTGCGTGGTGCGCTTCGCCGGGGAGGGGTGTCCCCACTTCTTGGTCCACTTTTGAGTTCTCAAGGTCTTGATGCTCCGGCTCTTCGACCCTTCCGGGCTTCCCTGCCGCGCTTCTGATACGAGTATGCCCCAGAGGTATCGCCTGGGGAACCCCTCCAGGGTAAAGACAAAGCAAAAGGGGCCCCGGCCGAAACCGGAACCCCTCTGACCTGCTGCTTTCTACTGGACGGTCGGACGGCTGGTATCGCCCAGACCCTTCACGAGTAGCCCATAGAGAGCCATACCGCCCGCCGTCATCGCTCCGGCGAGCCCGGCCTTCGTGAGCCCTTGATCCATGAAGACCGGGGCGGCACCCGCCACGAACGCGGCCACCATCAGTTCGGCGAGCCGCTTGAGATACTGCATGCCCTTCTCCTCTCAGTTGACGACGTCGAAACCGTACCGGTCGCCCAGCTTCGTCAGCGAGGCCCGGCCGATGGAGCCGGTCGCGTCATCACCGGTGTAGCCGACCCGGCGCCGGAACGCGTCATAGGCGGCCACGGTGAGGGAGCCGAAAGAGCCGTCGTGGGCGTAGGCGTCCCGCAGGAGGCCTTCCCGGGCGAGCGCGACCTCTACCAGGTTGACGTCAGCCGGGTAGGTCGTCCCGCCCTGGGCGAGGCCCGGGTCCCGCAGGCGAGCCGCCTCGATGTGGGAGACGGACACCCGGGGGCGGGCGGGGGGCTGGGGGGGCGCGACGGAAGCGCTGACGGTTCCCCCGAGAGCGGGTGCGGCGGAGACGGTCTCTTCCGCGTAGTAGGGGATGCCGTAGCCGTACGGGCTGCCCGGTCCCCGGCGGGGACGCACCCGCTCGTATACCCCGTCACCCTGGTAGCCGCCACCGGCGTTGGTGTTGCCTTCGACGGTGTAGATCGAGTCGGCGTCGTAGCCGTGGACCACGCCGACGTGGTCACCGCCGCTGGCCCCCATGTAGAAGAGGCCTCCGAGGACGGGGTAGTCGGTCCACCGGTCACGGTTCTTGAACCACTGGACGCCGGTCGAGCAGGACGCGGTGATGGGGAGGGCTTCACGTTCGCCGAGCTCGTCGGCACCCCAGGCGGTGAACGTGGAGCACCAGGCCTGGTTCTGGGACCATTCGAGGCCTGCGGTGGCCGGGGAGAACTTCTGGTAGTTGTTCCAGTTGCCGTTGGCGTCGCGGCCTTCGTGGTAGCCGGTCTGGGCTCTGAGGAGGTTGACGTAGGCGGGGCGGGACAGGGTCATCAGTTCTCCCTGGGAGTGAGGGCGGCGCGGACGGCTGCATCCTTGGATTCGAGGAGCTTGCGGAGAGCGACGGTCAGTTCGGGGCCGTCCAGCTCGTGGGCGAGGGATTCGGCAAGGTCGCAGAAGGGGTGGCTGACCCGCTGAAGCTTCTCGGGCAGGTGTTCGTAGCTGAAGTACTGGAGAACCTGGGCGGTGGAGGGATGCACGGGGTTTCCTTTCTCGGGTGGATCCGATTCTAGCTGTTTGAAAGGTACGACCTCGTGGTACAGTTCAGGTATCACCTCAACGAACACCCTGGAGATACAGTGACCAACGTACTGAACGACCTCACCAACGGCGGAAAGCGCGTCCACGTCCACAACGCCCAGATGATGATCAAGCTCCCGGCACGGGCAAAGGAGCTGGTCAAGGAGGCGGCCACCGCCCAGGGCGTCTCCGAAGCGGCCGTCGTCCGCCAGGCCATCGCCGAATGGCTGGAACGACGGGGATACCGCAGCTAATACCCACATCCCACCCGAGGTACTCCCAAGGAGACACCGTGAAGCTCACCGAACCCCGGGCAGCCACCGCCCTCTTCACCCGCCGGATCAACGTCGCTGAAGGACCGGTCCACCCGATGGCGTACTCGTCCACCGGCAAGACGTTCCGCGTCGAACGCGTCGGCATCGACTACAACCTCGCCAAGGACGGCACCTGGCAGGTCGTCCGTGAGAGCTCCGTGTGGGTCACCGGTACCGTCCTGAAGAAGGACGGCAGCGACAGCCGGAACGACCACACCCGTACTCCTCGGGCAGACCCGGGTACCTGGGGTGCGCCCGTCACCTTCACCGGCGAGTGGGAATGGCTCAACAGCCTCATCGACGCCGCCCGGCCCGTCGGCGCGGTCACCCTCCCCGCCCTGGGAGGGTGACGCCGTGATCTCCGAACACCTGACCGAAATCGTCCAGAGTGAGGGAATGGGTGACGGGCTGATCCGGATCATCGCCCGAGGCGTCAGCCAGAAGCACTGTAACCGCCCTATGTTCGAAGTCCTCTCGGACGTCTCCGGGTTCGTCTCCCAGGGCGGCGCGTGGGGCGCGTGCGCGGCCTGCCTGGACATGTCCCGGAGCTGGAACTGCCCCGACCACCCCGACACCGGCATCGAAGGCGAAAGTGAGTACTGACATGAGCGGATACTGCGTCTGCTGTCACCGCCCGGTCGAAGTCACCGAGGAAAACAGGCTGGAACGGCACAGCCTCGACGGAGACCGGTGCCCCGGCACCGCCCAGCGGCTCGATTACCGGGGCGTGCACCACCCCATCCCCGCCGACATCGAGGACCGGAAGGCGCTGAAGGACTCCCTTTAGTCCCGCCCGTACCCCCGCTTCCCCTCCCGGGAGGCGGGGGTTACACTTTCCACCCCTGTACGACGTTGCACAATCCTTACAGAAAGGGGTGCTGTGGAAGGTTACGCCTCCACCCGAGAAGTCGCCGAATACCTGGCGATCCAGCCCGGAACCCTCGACGCGTGGGCCCACCGCAAAAAAGGACCGCCATTCGTCAAAGTCGAAGGCATCCGACGTTACAAGTGGGCCGACCTCCTCGACTGGCTCGAAGAGCGGAAGGTGACCCACACGTGAAGCTGTACAGCCCTACCGTCGACCGGGACGGAAACCCCGGCGCCCAGCCGTCACCGTGGCGGCCCGAAATCGACTGGCCAGAAGGAGAGCCGGTCTTCCTGCCCCCCGCCGAACTCGAAGAGTTCAACGGCAAACCCCTCCAGGAAGCGGTTGACGGTGAGAAGCAGCGCCTGCGGCTCATGGACCAGGCGCGCCGCGAAGTCGAAGCGGAACGCCTCGAAGCCGAACTCGGCGGCAGCCTCGCCCCGGCAGCCGAAGCGTTCCGCGACACACGCCTGCGGCCGAAAGTCACCGAAGCGCACGACTTCGAGCCGACCGTACGAACCCCCGTCGTCCAGGGGCTGTTCTTCCGGAACACACTCACCTGGGTGGCGGGAACCTCCGGCACGTTCAAGTCGTTCGTGACCGCCGACCTGGCATTCCGGTACGGCGCCGGAGACGGCATGGACTTCCACGGCAAGCGGATGACGTCCGGGCGGGCACTGCTCGTCGTGGCCGAAGGCGCCGGGGCGTACGCCGACCGCAAGACCGCGTGGGAGAAGCACCACGGCCGCCCCGTCCGGAACGTCTCCATCTACCCGGCGCCACTCCAGCTCGGCGACACCCTGAAAGAAATGCCCGCACTCCTGTCCTACCTGAAGGAGGAAGACGAAGCGGGGCGCCCATTCGGCCTCGTCCTGTTCGACACCCAGGCCATGTGCACGGTCGGCGTGGACGAGAACTCCTCCGAAATGAATCTGGTCATCAACGTCCTCCACCGGATCCGGGAAGTCTCCGCAGCCTGCGTTCTGGTCGTCCACCACTTCGGCAAACAGAAAGGCGCCGGAATGCGCGGCAGCTCGATGATTTACGCAGCCGCCGACACCGTGTGCATTCTCAACCGCAAAGAGGACGCCATGGACGTGTCTATTTCCACCGCCCAGGCGGACGGAGGAAAACAGAAGGACGCGATTGCCGAAAAGGACATCCTGACTTTCGACATGAAGTCCTATCCGGTCGGCGAGGACTTCTTCGGTGACCCCGTCTACTCCCTGGTCCCGGTCGCCGTGGAGGGCGGCAGTCTCGACGTCACCGAGACGCAGCTTCCCGAGGCGCCCGGCTACCTGCCGGACGTCACTGCCGACCAGATGTTCTACCTGAAGCTGCTGGCTTTCTACGAGAGCCGGGGGGCGACTCCGTCGGACATGGCTTCGAAGCTGGAGGAGACCCGGGGGGCCATGCGCAACGGTCGGCAGAACGTCCGTAACCGGATGATCGAACTAGCCAAACTGGATCCCCCGCTGGCCGCGCAGCCGGTCGCGAAGGGGCCCTGGGTGATCACCCCCATGGGGGTCGCGACGATCGCCCGGCAGCTTGCGCTGGGGGACCGGTGGGTGGAACTGGCAGGCCCTCGCAGACGCCGGAAGCCTGTGGATAACTATGTGGATAACGAGGTTTCGCAGCAGGTTTCGGGGGGGCTTGCGAAACCTGCTGCCGAAACCTCCGAAACCTAAGCGAAACCTGAAGCGAAACCTGGTCTGACCTGCGGCGAAACCTAGAGCCCCGAAAACGAAACCTAGACCGAAACCCCGAAACCCCACCTGGGGCCGACCTTTAGGGAGGCCCAGGGTCAGGTTTCGCCCGGAACTGGAGCCCTAAATGATCAAGGTTGAACCCTGCAAGGGATGTGGCGGTGTGATCCTCGTGGACGACTTCATGGGGGTACGCGTCCGGTGTGAAGCCTCACCCCTCGACGCCCAGACAGCAGGAGCCGCGCTCCTGGCCGGACTGAACCTCTACCGGGTCCACTACCTGAGTGGGCGGCCCTCCACGTTCGCCAGCGCCTCACCGGCCGTCCTCGGAGGGCTGAGGATTCCCGACCCGTCCGAACGGCCGATGGTGGTCGTGCAGCACCGGTGCAAGGCGGAAGCCACAGGAGCCGCTCTGAGGGCCCCACAGGGGGTGAAGGGTCCCGGGACACCCGGACCGGCCCCAAAAGCTCCCCAGAACCCGCCTGCGGCTCCTGGGACCCTGTCCTCGGCTCCCTCGACGGAACCCTCTGGTGCCATCACTGCGGCGAAGCCGGTTTCTGAGGGGCCGGGGTGCGACGGATGCGGCGAACCGATGGCCGACGGGACGTTCGCGTCCATCGAGCTCGGGGAAGTCATGATCTGGAAGCACCACGTCGAGGCGTGCGGCGCCTGAAACCGCTAGGGTGGCCCTGGACGACCTGGAACCATCCCCAGGGCGTCCAGGGCCCTACCCGACAGCGAAACGAGGCAAGCATGAGCACCATCACCCACCCCGAATGCGGCAAGAGCTGGACCGGACTCCGGAAAGAGCACTGCCCCGCCTGCCACGAAACCTTCAGCGGTACCAGCGCTGGCAACCTCCACCGGCGCGGAGACTTCGGCATCGACCGACGTTGCACCGACCCCGCTGACGCCGGACTGGTCCTCACCGAAGGCGTATGGCACCGGCCCGGAAACTGGACCCGATGAACTGCTGGTGCGACAGCCGCCAAGCATGAAGAAGCCCCCACCCTTTGGGGGGTGGGGGCTTCCGGCCGCGCCTTACCAGACGGACGCGCCCCCGTTACGGGCCATCCAGTACGCCTCGTCCTCCGACTCCCGGACCGCCCACCGGGTCTCGCACTCGTCAGAGCACCAGTTCGGCCCGTCGAACGAGGGAATCCCCTCCGGTTCGAACGCGTCACCGCACCCGTGGCAGTGAACCTCACCGATACGGATCATCGCTGAACCCTCCTGTACTGGGCGGAACCGTGGACGGGGCACTTCGGATTGCGAGCCATCCCCTGCCCGCGAAAGCTGTTCCCGCAACGGCACGGACGGGCGAGAAGCCCGGCAGGGGCGGAGGACAGGACGGCCAGGAAGCCGACCGTGACAAGCAGACCCAGGAACGCGTCCATCTCAGTGCCTCGATTCGCTGTGGTAGGCGTGGTGGTGATGCGGGACGTACGGGCCCCTCAGCCCGCTCCTCAGCTGCTCGGCAGCCTCCACCTCGTCGGCGGTCTTCTCGCGCGGGACGGACTTCAGCCACTCGGCGTCACCGTCACCCGTGACCGAAGCCTTCTGGGCCAGACGGGCCGCAGCCCGCTGGGCGGACACCAGGGTCTTGAAGACCCCCAGCTCACCCGCCGTGGAGATCCCCCCCGAGGGCAGCGCCAGGCGTACGGAGAAGCGCCGGACGGAACCCTCACCGTAGCGCTCCGAGGACACGAAGTAGGTGCCCTCGGGGGTGGGATACACCTTCTCGCTGATACGGCGGTCGAAAATCCGCATCTCCGCGAGACTGAACCAGGTCCCCCCGTTCTCGCGGTTGGCCTTGCTGATCTCGTACACCGAATTCACGGTCTCTCCTCAAGGAGTGGGCTGACGGGACAAGACCATGCCGGTCACTCGTACCGGCATGGGATGCCTCTCTCAGGCCTCCAGGCAGTTGCCGAGCGCCTGGCACTTCGGGCATCCGTTGATGTGGGCGGCCACTTCGTCGGACTCCGGGACCCATCCCGAGTGCCTGCCCGCGTCCAGGATGAGGAACAGGCCGTTGCAGGACTCGTCCAGGTGGGTGAGCTGGAACCAGCCCCAGCGGTCCGACAGCGCCGTCCACTCCGCGTCGACGTCCTCGGGGCTGATCACGCCCACGAAGCCTTGCGAGTCCTGGTGAAGGATCGTCCCCTCTTCGCGGAACAGCGCGAACCAGCCGAAGCCTTCGCCTCCGAGGTCTTCGTCGTGGCAGCCGTCCAGGGTGTATTCGAACAGCTCTTCCGCCAGGGGTGAATCGAACTTGCTCACAGCGCCTCCTGTAGTGATCTGTTCTGCCTGGGGTATACCCTCTGAGTGTTACCTTAAACCAGAGGGTGGGAGGAACCGCCCAGCCTCACGGCTGAGAGGCTCCGCTCACCTGCTGATCGCCTGCCGCCACACCGAAGGCAGATTTGCCCGGGTGCCAGACAGCTCGCGCGCCCTCTGCTGAGCCGGAAGAGAAGCCAGAACAAGAGCCGGAGCATCCTCCTCCTCGACCCACAGGAGCTGCGTCTCGCGCGCCCGGTTACCCCTGCACACCAGGGCACGGCCATCGATCTCCGGAGTGGAGCGATAAGTGCCGCACTCCGGCACCAGCCACTTCCAGGCCTTCTGAGACGCACTGATCAGAACCTTCGTGCCGAAATTCTCGATCAGGTCAGCACTCAGGCCCGAGCGGTACGAAGCAAGCTGGGCGAAAGCCACCACGTGCATCTTCACCGCCCGCCCCATGAACATCAGGTCACGGAACGCATCCATGGCCTTGTAGCCGCCCGAAGCGACCGTCTTGTCCAGCGCCGCCAAATGCGTCAGTGTCGCGTTCGTCTCCTCAAAAACCACGATGATCCGAGGCCCCACGAGGGCATCCTCGATATCGCCGTCAAAGTCGCGCACCACCTGATTCCTGCGGTGCAACTCCCGGCCAAGATTGACCAGAGCCGCACCCACAGTTGCGTCCGTGTCCGCATAGAAAGTCAACGGAGCCAGGTCACGCGCCCACCGGTGGCTGTGCATCTTCACGTCCAGGAACACCACCAGGTCACCCCGGCACAACCCCTGGACGGCCACAGAACGGGCCACAGCCGACTTGCCCATGCCAGTCGGGGCATTCACCAGGATGTGAGGCGACTCGGCATCCAGATCGACCGACACAGGGCCTTCCGGCCCCACACCGAGCGTGACATTGCAAGCGTCAGACGCAGGCGCATCAGCGAAATCCGCGAAATCCGGTATATCGGACGATTTGCCGCCCAGACCCGAATACGGATTAGGACTGCTCATGAATTCCATAGCTACTCCTCTCTTGATTTGTCATCGCGTGCGCACCGTGGCTATGGACCACGTCCAGTGAGGGCCGCCCTTTGAGCTAAGCGTCTATCCGCGATTCACCCGGAATCACGACGGCAGTGAGGGTCTCCCTATGCCATCGCCTCAGCCTCACGCAACGGGAGTGAGGGAACCCCTGTCACCGTTACCGTGCCTCGGTTTGCCGTGCGGGCTAGTGTCCCAGTCTGCCTTTGCAGCTACGTCCGTGGAGACCGGACCGGGACTGATACCTCAGATATGCCGGTGAACAGTGACTTCCTTCAGCCAGGCATCCTGCCCCCGGCTTTGCAGCGCATCCACATTCCTGACGGCCTGCGACCTGGCGGTGAACACATCCCCCGTCGTGACCGGCGGAGTCCAGTACCCGTCCTCGTCACGCCACTGGACGAAAACCAGCCACCCAGCGATGCAGTTCTCGTGCATACCACTCCCCCTAAAGCTCGATGATCCGCCCGGTGGTCAGGTCGAAATACCCACCCACCTCGTAGCCGGTCGCCTCGTCAATCTCGGCGAACACCCCCGCGTTGTCGAGGACGTCGGTGGCGCGCTTCAATGCCACCGGGTCAGTCGACTTCCGCAGAGTGGTCAGCGCCTGGATCATCGCGGGTGTGATCCTCATCAATTCCACTCCTTGACAGCGACAAACAGCGTGTCGGTAATACGAGTCCCGTGCGGATACAACGTCTCCCACGAGAAGCGGAAAGTGTCCCCGTGGACCCTCTTGCTGATCACAGGGGCCTCACCCCCATGAGTCCCGGACAGATGCGCGCGGAACCTCATCAGACCGTTGAACGAGTCCTCCCAGTCCGTCTGGACCGCGTACGTCCCCACTCCCGCATCCGAAGAACAGATGTGCTTGACGGACATGCGGACCTTGTCGCCCCACTCGGGCATCCACCACTCCTTCCGGTAGATCCACTGCCACAGCCCCGAAGGGCTGGACAGAAGACCGGCCGGAAGATCAGCAATGAGGGGGAATCCACACCTCCTCAACCCAGTCCTTCGGGCCCAGGAACTTCCGGGTGAAGTGCACGGCGTAGGAGTAGGACCAGTCCTGATCGAACGGCTGATACGACTGGCTGGCGTAGAAAGTGCCGTTCTCGTCACCCTCGTTCGTGCCCAGCCAGTCCAGAACCTCCTGGACATCCTCCATCAGGTGCGGGTCGTCCTCATCCATCCTCAGGAACGGAGGGACGTCATTGCGGTTCTCGTACAGCTCGAACTGAGACCGCCGACGGTCAACCCACCCGTCCTCCACGACCGGATCTTCGAACGTGTTCCCGTCCTCGTCCTGTTCCCACTTCACCCGGGTGCAGGTGACGAACGCGTAGATCATGAAGCTTCCTTCCTGTAAGCAACTGCAACTACACTGGGTGCCTCACGCCGGAATCGAACCGGCCCCACCCGCGTGGGCCCACCAGAGGAAAGGCGGCGAAACAAACTTGACGGCCCTACTTTCGGACGCAGACACCCCTCCTGACCTCGGACAAAGCCGTCCAGCCGTGGTTGGTGGTGCCGTCTTCCTGGACCCACCGGAACAAAACCTGGGGCTCTTCCAGGGCGGGAAGGGTGACAGCGTCGCGGACGTAGGTGACCGATCCGTCGTCACCTACGGAGAGGGCCCAGTCGTGACCCTCGATGTGGATGGCCCGTCCCTGGCGGGTGCCGTTGATGGTGACGGTTTTGCCGATGATGCTGAGGGCTTTGGCGGTGTCGTTGTCGAGGGCGGGGAGGGTGACGGTCTTCACGAGGGCTCCTGTGGGGTGGGCCGTGAGGGTGGGAGTGAGTACGCCCATGGGGTCACGTACCCGGGTGTGGCACTGGGTGTGGTGTCCTTCATGGGCGCTTCTCCCTCCCCCTTTCCGGTGCTCCTTCTTGGTATACCCTTAGTGTAGTGCATGGGTGGGTGGGGGTGGGTAAAGGGAAGGCAAAGGCTGCGCTTTGCATTAGCGAATCCCCATTGCCAGTGCAAATGAATGCATATAGGTGCATGCGTCATGGTATGCGGTGCAATGCCAGGTCATAGTGCCTATATATGCATATAAGGGGATATGGGGAATGTGTCATCAATGTCCGTATTCGCTTCTGCAAAGCTCCCTGCAAATGCCCCCCGGCGGGCGGACGTTCCAATTTAGGGTAGATAGCTCAATTCGAAATGTATTACTTTCAGGTGGTACCGGGAGGTGTGGCTGATGGCTGATGTGGTGGTGAGGCAGCCGGGTGACGGCGACGGGTTCGGGGCGTCGGAGTCGGCGAAGACTTTGACGCCCAGGAGGGCTGACGGGCTTCCGGCTCGGCGTAATCATCTGGAGCGAGGGTGGGTGAGGCACCGGCTGGTGCGGGATTTCGCGATCGGTGAGAAGTCCGGTGCGGTCCTGGCCGCTCAGTACGGGGTTTCTACGACGTCGATTTCGGCGTTCAAGAAGCGGCATGCGATGGAGATCGAGGAGGTGCGGAACAACCTGGCGGACGAGTATGCCGGGGTGTGGGTGGCGCAGAAGATCAACCGGATTCGGGAGTATCAGCAGGCTGCGGAGAAGATGGCTGACGGGACTTCTCCGAGGAATCAGGAGGTCCTGGTGAGCATCTTGAAGGCGGTTGCGGAGGAGCTGGGCCAGCTTCCGGCGCGTACGCAGGTGAATGTGTCGAGTGAGACGGTCACGTATCAGGTGGTTGGGATTCCGCTGGACGATCTCCAGTGACGGCGATGGACGCCGATCAGCTGGTGGCAGAGGCGATTGCCCGGGGTGATGCGGCGAGGGCGGAGGCGAGGCGTCAGGCGAAGCTGAAGCCGGGCGGTTCGGTGCACCGGTATCAGCCGCATGGGACGTGTGTGGAGTTGTTCCGGTACCGGGGGGATGAGGTTTTGTTCGCCGGTCCTGCTGGCACGGGGAAGTCGAGGGCGTGTCTGGAGAAGCTGCATTCGATGGCGTTGCTGAATCCGGGGATGCGCGGGCTGATTGTCCGTAAGACTCTTGCTTCTCTGGGGTCGACGGCTCTGGTGACCTTCGAACAGCATGTCGCGAAAGAGCATCTGGCGATGAACGAGATCCGCTGGTTCGGGGGGTCGCCGAAGGAGGCGGCGTCTTACCGGTACAAGAACGGGTCCACGATCACCGTGGGCGGCATGGACAAGTCCATGAAGATCATGTCTTCGGAGTACGACTGTGTGTATGTCCAGGAGGCTACGGAGCTGACGGAGAACGACTGGGAGGCGATTACGACCCGTCTGCGTAACGGGAAGGTCTCTTTTCAGCAGCTGATGGCCGACGCGAACCCGGATGTGCCGACGCACTGGCTGAAGGTCCGCTGCGACACCGGCAAGACCCACATGATCCGGTCCCGGCACGAGGACAATCCGACGCTGTTCGACCCGAAGACGGGGAAGCTGACGCCGGGCGGCATGTCCTACATGGGCAAGCTGGATGCCCTGACGGGGGTCCGGTACAACCGGCTCCGCAAGGGCATCTGGTGTGCTGCCGAGGGCCTGGTGTACGAGGAGTGGAATCCGGACGTCCACCTCTACAAGCACATGTCCGTTCCGCCGGTGTCGTGGACGCGGTACATCACCGTCGACTTCGGCTACACCAATCCGATGGTGGTGCAGTTCTGGGCGGAGGACGAGGACGGGCGGCTGTACCTGTACAAGGAGCTGTACCAGACGAAGATCACCGTGGACGAGATGGCGCCGAAGATCAAGGAGGCGATGAACCTGCGGCGCGAGCCGCGTCCGAGGGCGATCATCTGCGATCACGACGCGGAGGGCCGGGCGGTACTGGAACGCGAGCTGGGCATGTCCACCGTCGCGGCGAAGAAGTCCGTGGAGGACGGGATCCAGGCGGTGAAGAAGCGCCTGAAGATCAACGAAGTGGACGGCAAGCCGCGCCTGTACCTGTGCCAGGACGCCATCGTCCAGCGGGACAAGGCGCTGGCCGACAAGAAGAAGCCGACCTGCACCCTGGACGAGATCGTCGGCTACATCTGGGACCGGGGTACGGCCGTCGCCCAGAACAACGGCAAGCCCCCGAAGGAGCATCCCGTCAAAGAAGATGATCACGGCGCCGATGCCATGCGCTACATGGTCGCTTTCCGTGACCTGAAGAGCCGCCCCCGTGTCCGGTCGATTACCTACTGAGGAGCTGAAGTGGAAAGCCACGTCTACCTGTCCACCGGATGCCTTCACGGGGAGCATGAGTACTGCCGGTGTGACACCGGCCTGTCCGGAGTCAAGCGTCCGGCGCAGTGCAAGTTCTGTGCGGCTCCGTGTGTGTGTCGGTGCCATGAGGGGGCTGACGATGTCCCGCGATCTTGAACCCTTGCCCCGTCGGGTTCAGTGGTGGCGCAGGACCGCAGATCGAAGGCGGTCGGCCGGGGTGACCTTGAAAACGATAGCCCTGACCCTCTTGACTCTTGCCATCTCTATGCTAGGGGCTACACTGATCTCGCTGGGGGTTTACTCCGTGTACCATCCGGCTGGACTCGTAGTAGGCGGCGTGCTGGTCTGGGTGCTCCAGTGGAGCCACGAGCGGGACAAGGAGAACAAGCGTTGAGCGTCATCCGCAACGTCTTCAACCGCTCACCCGTCCCCCTCGCGCCGAAGACTGAGCGCGACGTCTTCACCGTCTCCGGTTCCGGCCGCAAAACCTCCGCCGACAACATGCGCCGGGGAATGGAACAGTACGGCGAAGTCGGCACGGCGTTCGGGATCATCTCCCGCCTCGCCGAGTCCACCGCGCAGGTTCAGTGGCATCTCTACCGCAAGCGCACCGACGCCAGCCCCGTGTACCGCGAAGTCGAACAGCGGACCGAGGTGACCAGGCACGCCGCCCTGACCCTGCTCCGCCAGCCGAACCCGCTGATGGACTGGATGGAGTTCGCGGAGACATCCACGCAGCACTACGACACCACCGGAGAGTTCTGGTGGGTGTGCGCCTTCGGGTCGATCCGGGCGGCCGGGCCGATAGAGCTGTGGCCGATGCGCCCCGACCGGGTCAGGATCGTCACCGACGAATACGACGCCCTGACCGGCTACATCTACGTCGGCCCGGACGGCGAGCAGGTCCCGCTGACGAAGGACATCGTCATCCAGGGGCGGCACCCGAATCCGCTGGACATCTACCGTGGCCTGGGCCCGATGCAGGCTTTGACGCTGAAGCTGGACTCGAACCGGCTGGCGGCGGAGTACAACCGCAACTTCTTCCTGAACTCTGCGGAACCCGGCGGCATCATCGAGATCGAAGACCGCCTGGACGACGACGAGTTCCGCGAGCTGACGCAGCGGTGGCGGGAACAGCACCAGGGCGTGGCGAACGCCCACCGTGTGGCGATCCTGGAACAGGGCAAGTGGGTTGAGCGCAAGTTCTCGATGAAGGACATGGCATTCCCCGAGCTGTCCGAGCTTTCCCGGGAGGATATCCGGGAGGCTTTCGGCTATCCGAAGGGGATGACCGGCGCTACCGAGGATGTCAATAAGGCTGTCGCTGACGCGAACGAACGCATGTTCGGGCGGTACCTGATGAGGCCCCGCCTCAACAAGATCAAGTACGCTCTGAACAACTACCTGCTGCCCCTGTTCGGCGAGGCCGCCAAAAACGGCCTGGAGTTCGACTTCGATGATCCGGTACCCGAGGACCGCGAAGCCGACTCCCAGGACCGCATCACCAAGGCTCAGGCCCTCAAGCTGATCGTGGAGGCCGGGGCCGACTGGGATGACGCCCTCAGGATCGTGGGACTGCCGCCCATGAAGCGCGACGAACGCCGTCTCGCGATGGCCGAAGAGGCTCACAAGGCGGCTACCACGCCACGGGAGTCCCAGGTGGGCGACAAAGGTTACAACCCCAACCAAGAACCCAAGAAGCCGAATCCGGCGAGGGAGGCGAACGAATGAGCAGGCGAACGCTCCCCCGTCTGTGGGCGCAGGGCGACCCGGACGAGCCGTACGGCGACGTGGAGTACGCCGATCCCGGCTACCAGGAAGACGGGAAGAAGCGCTACCCGATCGACACCGAGGAGCACGTACGCGCGGCTTGGTCGTACATCAACCAAGAGGACAACGCCGCGAAGTACACCCCGGAGCAGCTGTCGAAGATCAAGTCCCGGATCAAGAGGGCGGCGAAGAAGTTCGGCATAGAGATCGCCGCTGACCGGCTTGAGAACCTGAAGGTGACCCGCCCGCTGTCCCGGCTTGAGAAGGGGCAGACGGACTGGTACCGCGTCCAGAACTCCGCCGGGGCGACGCCGGAGATCTACATCTACGACGAGATCGGCTACTGGGGGACGGCTTCGAACGCGTTCGTCAAGGATCTCTCGATGCTGGCCGCCTCCGATCAGCTGATCATCAACATGAACTCCCCCGGCGGGGACGTCTTCGATGGGATCGCCATCTATCAGGCGCTCCTGGATCACCCGGCGGAAATCGTCGTGAAGATCAACGGCCTGGCCGCTTCGATCGCCTCGGTGATCGCGATGGCCGGGGACCGCGTCATCATGGGCGCCAAGTCCTCCATCATGATCCACGAGGGCTTCACCTTCGCATCCGGCGACGCGGCGACCATGCGCAAGACGGCCGACATGCTCGACCGGGTCAGCAACAACATCGCTTCCGTGTACGCCGACCGCGCCGGAGGCGAAGCTTCCGTCTGGCGGGACCGGATGCGCGAAGAGACCTGGTACAACGCGGAGGAAGCCCTCGCGGCGGGTCTCGCCGACGAGATCGAAGGAAGGCGCCCCATTCCGTCGGCGCCCGAAGCGTTCGACCTCTCGGTCTACAAGTACTCCGGCCGGGCCGAAGCGCCCGGACCGGCGAGGACGGAGCTGAAGGGCGAACACGGCCCCGAGGTGCTCGATCTCAAGAACGAAGGCTCGGTCATCGAGCCGAAGGAAGAACCGAAGGCGGAGCCGGAGTTCAAATGGGACTTCGCAGCTTTCCAGAGCTCTCTTAAGGAGGGAATCCGTGGCTAAGATCGCAATCCCCACCGCACAGGCCGAGCTCGAAGAGCTGCTGTCCGACGGTGCCAAGGTCCAGAACCTGATGACCGAGGGTCAGTTCCCGGATGTCGTGAAGGCGTACGCCAAGCACGTCAACGACACGGACGAGGCCATGGGCCGCCAGATCAAGGAGGAAACGCAGCGCGTCCTGGCTGACTACCTTCGTGAGAACGAGGACACCAAGGGCCTTGCGGCCCTGAAGCGCGGCGGCGTCAATGCGGCCACGACCACGGCCAGCAAGCACTTCCAGCCGAAGGCCCTGGGTGCGAAGTACTCGGCGGAGGAGCACGGCGAGACCCTCGCACAGTTCCTTGTCGACGTCAGCCCGAAGGCGTTCATGACGCCCGAGCTGCACGAGCGCCGTGAGCGCCTGCGCAACGCCGCCGCATCCTCCGGCGAGCCCGCTTCCGGCGGTTTCCTCGTCCCGGAGGCTTTCCGCGCGGAGCTGCTCAGCCTGTCCCTGGAGAACTCCGTCGTCCGGCCGCGTGCCCGGATCGTCCCCATGGAGACTTCCCGGGTCATCTACCCGTACATCGATGACACCAGCCACGCCAGCAACGTCTTCGGCGGGGTACAGGGCTACTGGACGCCGGAGTCCGGCACCATGACCGACGTCGCCGCTTCCTTCGGGCGGATGGCGCTGGAGGCTTGGAAGCTCACGGCGTTCGCGAACGTCCCGAACGAGCTGATCGCCGACTCGGCGGTCTCCTTCGAGGCGTTCATCCGCTCGACGTTCCCGCAGGCGCTGGCGTACTTCGCCGACGTCGCGTTCCTCAACGGCTCTGGCGCCGGTCAGCCCCTGGGCATCCTCACCGACGCCAACGCCGCCCGCGTGACCGTCGCGAAGGAGTCCGGCCAGGCTGCGGACACCATCGTCTGGGAGAACATCGTCAAGATGTTCTCCCGCATGCTGCCCCAGTCCCTGAGCACGGCCGTCTGGGTCGTCTCCCCGAACACCTTCTCGGAACTCGCCACGATGGCGCTTTCGGTGGGTACTGGCGGTGGCCCGATCTGGCTGAACAACGGCGTCCAGGGGCCTCCGGCGACCATCCTGGGCCGTCCGGTCATCATCTCGGAGAAGGTGCCCGCCCTCGGCAACGAGAGCGACGTCAACTTCATCGACTTCTCGTACTACCTGGTGGGCGACCGTCAGGCGATGACGGTGGCCTCCTCGGAGCACTTCCGCTTCCAGAATGGTGAGACGAGCTTCAAGTTCGTTGAGCGTCTGGACGGGCGGCCGTGGCTTCAGTCGGCACTGACGCCCCGTAATGGCGGCGACACTCTCAGCCCGTTCATCTCGCTGGCCGAGCGGGCCTGATGATCAACCCCCGGCCGGGCAATGAACCCCCCGGCCGGGGCCACCCCGAGGGCATTGAAACCCCCTCGGAGACTAGGAGAACGAAATGGCAAGCGGAGACGGCCTCGGCCGCGTCTTCAATGTGATCAAGACGGCTTCCGGGCTCAACATCCCCCTGACGTCGGCTGGCGCCGTCAGCTTCGTCTTCGGGGACGCGGGCACCGGTGCGGCCATCGCCACCGTCACTCAGACTGACTCCACCGGGGTCAACTCCGAGATCGACCTGAACATCTTCACCGTCTCGGGGGTCGTCGGCTCGAACGGCGAGTCCCGCGCCTACACGGGCCCTGACGTCGGCGGTACGTGGCTGGAGAACGGCGCCGCCGACTTCGCGGACAACACCTTCGACCTGTCGGACGAGACCACCAACGACACCGGGGTCTTCACCGTGCGGGCCGAGCAGCTCTCGGACGGTTACGACCAGGTCCAGGTGACCGTGGACACCGGTCTGTGTCTCGCGATCATCCACGACCTGCACGTCCAGCGGAAGCCGCAGAACCTCAAGTCGAGCCTGGTGGTGTGACGTGTCTACGATCATCCAGGGCAACGAGCTCCGCGCGATCGCTCTCGGCACCCGCGTCTCGAAGGGTCCGGTGACGAACCCGCAGACGGCTTCTACGGCGCTCTTCACGGTCACCGGCGGCAAGGTGTGCATCACCTCCCTCGTCGGCATCGTGACGACCGTCCAGGGCGCCACAGCGAACAGCTTCAACATCACCTACACGCCGTCGGGCGGCTCTGCGGCCGACCTGTCGGCGGCTACCGTCTGCACCTCGGATGCGGCCGGGACCTACTACACCATCACCGGTGTGGCTGCCGACCTCCTGTCCGCCCAGAAGGTGGGCGGCACCGAGGTTCCGCAGGTGACGTACGCCCCCACCCCCCGTTTCCTGATCGGAGACGGCCTCACGGTGGGTGCGGGCGCCATGAACCTGAAGGCGTCCGGTAACAACACGGGCGCGACCACCTGGGTTCTGACGTACATCCCGATCGATGACGGCGCGGCTGTCGTCGCCGCCTGAACCGACAACCGAAAGGGCCGCTCGTCCGTATGGGCGGCGGCCCTTTCCTGCGAGGGGGACCTTGTGACGGTCAAGCCGTTCCCGGCGTACATATATGCCGCTGCCGACCTGGTTGGTGTGGCCGGAGCGGCTCACACGTTTCTGACGATCGAAAACCCGGTCGGCAGCGGCGTGGCTATCGTCATGCCCTTCGTGTACATAGGGGCCTACGCCGCAGGCGCTGCGGCGGTGGCCGCCTCGATGCGTATCCATATCGGCGGAGTGACATCCGGCGGGACCGAGGTTCCGGCGTCGGACACGATCGTCCTCCAGCCCAGTTTCCCGGCGAGGAAGGCTGTCATCAGGACGGGGGGCCCGACCGTTACGCCCTCCCAGCTGTTGATCGCCGCACCGCCGCCGTTCGCTACCGGGGCTGGCGCGTCCACCACTCAGGCGCTGCGCCTGGAGGCGAACTCGGTGACCGGGACGTACCTCCTGAAGCCTGGAGAGTCTTTTCTGTTCCGTACGCTCGATGGAGATATCGACCAGCGGTGGAGTTTCACCATCGCCTGGGTGGAGCTTTCCTGAATCGGAGGGGTTATGGCTAACAGCACGACAACGCCGGGCGGGACGGTTCTGACGGTTCCGGCGAACAAGATCTGGGCGGGGTCGGTCGGCTTGTGCGCGACCCTGGCCGTTACGGTGGGCGGCTCTGCGGCTACGAGCTTCCCGGAGATCGTGGTGTCCGGGAGCGGGGCTTCCTGGGCGGATGGTGACGTCGTCCTGAAGCTGGCGCTGTTCGTTCCGGCTGTCGGGGTCACTGCGGTGACGGGTTCGCAGGTGACGGCGACCCTGACTACGGGGCCGATCACCGTGCAGACGCGGGACAATCCCATCACTCTGATCATGAACCACGGCAGTGGCGTGACGGCCGCCGGTACAGCGATCGGAGAGGTCCTGTGAGCATCCTCGACCCGGTCTCGGAGGCCAGGGACCGGCTGCATCACGACAAGCCGGTCCCGGAGGACCAGAACCTCCTGGGATGGACGGGCGACCCGAATGACGCGGGGCACGTGACCGCACAGTCCTCGGGCGGTGTCGCCGGGCGGGTGACGCTGGTCCGGTACAAGGTCCGGCGGGCCATCACGTGGTCGAATATTTGGATCGGCCTGGCCGGTGTGGACGCGGGCGCGAGTCTGTCGAACTGCTTCATCGGCGTGTACGACGTCAATGGCAACCGAGTGGCGGTCTCCGCTGATATTTCGACTTCGCTGTCTTCGGGGGCTACGCCGAAGGCGCTTCCGCTGGCTACGCCGTTTGTGGCCGCGCCCGGGTTTTATTTCATCGCGCTGCTGCTCAACGGGTCGTGGACGACGAACAGCTTTACCTTTAAGGCGACGGGCGCGGGCATCTCGGTGAACGCGGGCTTGTCCGCGCCGTTGTTGCGGTTCTCGAATCTGTTGACGTCTCAGACTTCCCTGCCGACAACGCTGACTCTGGCGAACCAGGTGACCACCGTCATCAATACTGGCTGGGGGTCTCAGTGGTACGGAATTAGTTGATAACCGCTATCATCTTCGATACTCAGCGACACCCTTCGAAGACACGGAGTGAGCCAGTGAACGAAGATCGCGTCCTGGACAAGCTCGACAGCATCGAATCCCAGAACCGTCACACCCTGGAGGCGCTAGCCCGCCTTGGGGAGCAGATTAAGGCCATCCCAGACCATGAAGACCGGATCCGGGCCCTGGAGCAGTGGAGATGGGGCCTAGTGGGCGTTTCCAGTCTCCTGACCACCGGGTTTACCTGGTACGCATCTACGAAGGGACAGGCCTGACATGGCATGGCAGGCACTGGTTGACATTGTCGCCGAAGCCCGGCAACTGGACCGCGAGAATGCCACCAGGACCCCAGTGGAATGCCCAAACGACTACACCACCCTGACCGAGGGCCCCGCCGGGGTCCTTTTTTGTCCCTGGGACGGGTGGACATATCCACAAGGCGTGTAGCCCGGTAGACTGATCATCGGGGCCTCGATCAGGGCCTTTAGGCCGAATGAGGTGGGTGTGACGAGCGAGTCATCCGAGCTTTCGACCCCCGCCGCAACACCCTCCCCCTAGCTTTTCGCCGGGGGAGGGCCGTCGGTACTCCCCCTCTCGCCAAGAAGGAGCACTGGCATGACAGAAGGCGCCATGCACGGCCACCACCACGATGACGTTCTGCTCGGTCAGCACCTCGGGACCGTCGGCAGCGCGGGCCGTGACATCGATGACGCGGGCCGCGATCTGACGTCGTCTTCAGCTGACGCGAACCGTGACCTGATCAACGCCAACGGCGACGCCAACCGCGACCTGATCAACGCCAACGCCAGCGGAACGCAGCACACCGCTATCCTCGGCAGCGTCCTCCGCGAGGGTGGCGACGGCCGGGCAACGACCCTGGGTGCCAGCGGGCACGTCCGGGACTCCGTGCACAACACCGGCCAGCACCTCACTCACGAAGTCGCGGATGGCCACCGTCACCTGACGGACACGGTTCACCGCTCCGCCCACGACGTCGAGGCCGCCGTGTCTGCGGGGACTCAGTTCGTCACCGACAACGTGACGCACGGTAACCAGAACCTCGGCTCTCTGATCACTCACGGTCAGCAGGCCGTCACGGCTGACATCCACAGCACCGCTCAGCGGCTCGGCGACGGCCAGGTCCTGTGGGGTAAGAACATCCTGGAGAACGTCCTCCAGAACCGGTACGACCTCGCCCGCGACATCCTCAACGAGGGGTGCAAGGGGCGCGAGACCACCCTGACGGCCGCCGCTCAGATCCGTGAGGACCTGGCCACCGCGAAGGCCGACCTGATGAAGGAGCACTGCGAGACGCAGCGGCTCGTCATCACGGAGCACTGCAAGACCCGCGAGCAGGTGGCGGCCGAATCGGTCCGGACCCGCGAGCTCATCTCGGCGGAGGCGCGTGCCACTGTTGAGCGTGAGATCAGCCGAATCGGCGAGGAGAACACCCTCCTGAAGCTGCGGATCGACATCCTGTCCGCAGGTGGCGGCCCGCTGGCCCGATAGGGTTGAACAACCGGCCCTTTCGCTCTTGACGGGCGAGAGGGCTACCCTGTTTGTAGGTCACAAAAGAATATCTCCCAACTGACCGGGGGTTAGATTCCCCCACGCTCCCCGAAAGCAAGGACGAGGTAGATGGGTTCGCGAGTGCGCTACTGCACCCGTGAGGAAATCCAGGACGCTTTCGACGTCCGGGAGGCCGCTCACCGGGCTGCACAGATAGATTCCGCCATCGATTCGGCGTCCGACGACATCGACGGCTGGCTGAACCGGCATAAGCACGGCCTCGCCCCTCGCCTCGCGACCCGCTACTTCTCGTGGCCCTCGCGCAACTACTCCCAGCCGTGGCGGCTGTGGCTGGACGAGAACGAGCTCATCTCCGTCACCTCGGTTGTCGCCGGAACTACCACCATCACCTCCAGTGACTACTTCCTGGAGCCGGTGAACTCCGGGCCGCCGTACACGAATATAGAGATCGACCTCTCGTCCAGCGCCACCTTCACCAACACCGGGACCGCTCAGCGGGCTATCACTATCGTGGGGCTCTGGGGCATCTCCGACGACCAGAAGGCTGCCGGGACTCTGGCCGCTTCGATCGCAACCGCAGGCGCCACTTCTGCCGATGTCACGGACTCCACGCTGATCGGTGTCGGTTCGGTGATGACCGTGGATTCCGAACGGATGATCGTCACTGACAAGACGGCTCTGACGACCACGCAGGTTCTCGGGTCGGCGATGAACGCTCTGAAGAACGACCAGACGGTCGACGTCGTGGACGGGACTCAGCTGCATGTCGGTGAGGTCATCCTGATCGACTCCGAGCGGATGAAGATCGTTGACATCGCCGGAAATAACGCCACCGTCATCCGCGCCTACGACGGTTCGACCCTCGCCACCCACTCGCTGGGCGCCACGGTGTACGCCTACCGTCGCCTGACCATCGAGCGTGGCGCCCTGGGTACCACGGCCGCCACCCACTCCAGCTCGGCGGCCGTCACCACCTGGATCGTCCCCAGCCTTGCCCGGGATCTGTGCCGGGCTGAAGCCATTACCCGCCTGGAGCAGGAGTGGTCGGCGTACGGTGCCCGCGTCTACTCCGACGAGGCTGAGCGCGATTCCTCCGGCACCGAGGTGGTCGCCGGTCGCGGTTTGACCGACCTGCGCAAGGCTTGCGCCCGCAGGTACAAGCGGAAGTTCCGGAAGAGGGCCGTCTGATGGCGATCGGCTCTCAGGATCTCGTTGACCGGATTGCTTCCCACGCGGCAGCCACCGGCTATTTCGACCACGTCAATCAGCACGAGCCCAAGTCGAAGCCCGGCCGGGGTCTGACGGCGGCCGTGTGGATCGACCGGATCGAACCGGCGCAGGGCCGCTCGGGACTGGCTTCGACCGACGCCCGGGTGACGTTCAACGTCCGCATCTACACGAACATGCTCCAGCAGCCGCAGGATGCCATCGACCCCCAGGTGATGATCGCCGCCGACGCCCTGTTCGAGGCGTACAGCGGTGACTTCCAGCTGGGTGACGACTCGCGGTTCATCGACGTTCTGGGCATGACTCAGGGGCATCCGCTGTCCTGCCAGTCGGGCTACATCAACATCGACAACATGGTCTACCGGGTCCTCACTCTGACGGTTCCGGTCGTCATTACAAACGCCTGGACCCAGGCCCCTTAGGAGGGAAGACCGTGGCAAAGCAGTCAGGGCTGGGTGACCAGCTTTTCGTCGGCGGGTTCGATATCGGCGCCGATGTCAGCGCGATCGGGTCTCTGTCAACACCCAGGGGTACGCTGCCGTCCACCGGTATCACCGTGTCGGCTCAGGAGCGCCTGTTTGGGAAGCGCGACGGGCAGGTCGAGTTCACGACCTACTTCAACAAGGCTTCGGGGCAGGAGCACCTGGCTCTGCGGGGCCTTCCGCGTACGGACGCCCACCTGATGTACCTGCGGGGTACGGCGCTCGGCGGGGAGTCGGTCGGCCTGGTTGGCAAGCAGGTCAACTACGACGCTGCCCGGGGTGATGACGGCTCCTTCACGTTCGGGGTGAGTGCCGTAGCGAACGCGTACGGCCTGGACTGGTGCAGTCAGCTGACCGCCGGGAAGCGTACCGATACGACCGCCACGAACGGCTCGTCAATCGACACCCTGGCGTCGGCGTCGTTCGGGTTCCAGGCGTACCTTCAGGTTTTCTCCGTCACGGGTACGTCGGTGACGGTGACCCTGGAGGATTCGGCGGACAACGTCTCTTTCGCGGCCATTACCAGCGGGGCGTTCACGGCTGTCACGTCCGCTGCTGCTCCGACTGCGCAGCGCATCCAGTCGTCTTCGGATACGGGGACTGTCCGGCGTTACGTCCGGGCCGTTACCACGGGGACGTTCTCGAATGCGGTGTTCGCCGTGTCCATCTGCAAGAACGATGCAGCGAGGGCGCTGTGAGGGCGCGGCTGGGGCCGGAGGGCTTCCAGACGTTCCAGGTGGTCGCACCGAAGGAGACGCATTCGGTTCCGGCTTCGTGCGAGGAGGTCGGGTGCGAGATGTACGCCAATGGCTGGCGGATGGTCCTGGATCTGGGAACCGATCAGGGTCAGAAGCAGGCGTACTACATCAAGCACCACTCCGGGCGGTCGTACAAGGTGGCCGGGCAGCGTGACGGCCTGGTCGAGCTGACGTTCCGTTCCGGCCAGCCGTGCTTCGAGGAGCACCGGGTGGCCGTGGAGCGGGATCCAATCTTCCGCGTCAAGGGCGGTGACGCCCGGGGCAATCCGCTCCGCACGCCGACGCGGGTGCATAAGCGCCCGGAGTACTGGGTGGAGGAGTTCGCCGAAAACCAAGAGCGAATTGCCTCAACTATAGAGAAGGGATAGGGAGTTGGCAAAGGAATCCGGCCTCGCATGGACCACGCTGTCTGTCGATGACAGCGGCGGCACCGCGCGGGACATCCGCAATGACATCACTAACTTCGAGTTCGCCACACCGCGCGCGGTGCAGGAGACCACGGGTATCGACAAGTCCGCGATGGAGCGCCTGCTCCTGCTGGCCGACTTCTCGATCACCCTGAACGGCGTTTTCAACCCGACGGCCACCACGTCGTCTCACGCCGTCCTGAAGACTGTGGGCTCCACGTCGGTCACCCGGACGATCACCATGGTCGTTTCGGCTCAGACCCTGGCCAACGAGTGCATCATCACCGACTACGCCCTGTCGCGCGGCGATGACGGCTCGCTCACCTGGCAGGCTCCGGCCGTCCTCTCGGACGGCACTGTCCCCACCTGGACCGGCTGACGTCATGGCACTCCGCATCTATACCCGAATTCACACCCAAGGGCCGATCTTCGACGCGCGGGCGGAAAGGATCTTCGCCGACTTCAGCGAGGATCTGGAAGAGGAAGGTGCGGAGTGGGCGCTCGCCGACATCCGGCGGACGTTCCACACTCGCTTCAAGCAGCCCACCGGCTACTACGAATCACACGTCCACATCAGCAACACCGCTCTCGGCACGGCCGTTGAGGACGGCGGCGCAAACGGCCCCGTGTACGGCCCGTGGCTGGAAGGCGTGGGATCCCGCAACGCCCCTGTCACCCGGTTCCGGGGTTACCACGCCTTCCGCAGCGCCGCCAACCGGCTCCAGCAGCGCATCGAGAACATGGGCGAACGGCTCATGAACCGCAACCACATCCACCGTTTCTGAAAGAGGCATCCCATGGGCTACCGGAAGATCCCGACCATCTACACCCTGGCCAACCTGCCGGAGGAGGACGGCCTCATCGTCCGGATGAGGGCGATCCGTATCGGCAAGGTCCGCAGCCTGATGAAGGCGATGAGCTCCCAGTCCGAGAGTGACGAGAGTCTGGATGAGATGTTCGCCCTGCTCCTAGAGGGGCTGGTGTCCTGGAATCTCGAAGACGAGAACGGCGTGCCCGTCCCGGCGACGGCGGAGAGTCTGGACGAGATGGAGCTCCCGTTCGTCATGACGATCCTGGAAGCCTGGCTGACTCAGATGACCGGCCCGGATGAGGGGCTGGGAAAAGGCTCCGGCTCTGGCGCGACCTTCCCGGGGCGACCCTTGACGATGGAAGCGCTGTAACGAAGCCCTGGGAGCTTTCGGACGCCGAACTGGTCCTGAATCTCTGCGAGTTGTTCCATTGCCTCCCCAGCCAGCTGGACGAGGAACCGGCCGACGTGATCCGCCTCCTGAACATCCGGGAGGCGGGCACCAAGAAGGAAAAACGGGAGGAGTAGGCGATGGCGTCCATCGTTCAGATAGCCGTTCACGTGCGGAACGCGACAGCTCAGGGGCTGCGCAGCGTCCGCAATTCCATCAACGGCATGAACCGGGGGATCCTGCGCGGTCTGGGCGATATCTTCCAGGACGGTATCGGCCAGGCTCTCGCGCGCGGATTCAATGCGGCGGCCTCCAATCCGTACGTCGCGGCGGCTGTTGTTGCCCTCGTCGCGGCCCTCGTCGCCCAGCTGGGTGCGGCTCTGGCGGGGGCTCTGACGCTGGCGTTCGGCGGGGCGTTCATTGCTCTGGGCGTGATGGCGGCGAAGGGCGCCGACGAGGTCAAACGCAACTGGACCGCCGAGCTGAAGGATCTGAAGGCCCGCTTCAAGGAGGCGGCGGAGCCGCTGATCCCGGTTCTTCACCGTGCTGCTCACGTGATGGGCGATCTGGGCCGGAAGTTCGCCCCCGCGTTCGGGCGGGCCATGGAGGAGGCGGCTCCGTTCCTGGACCGTTTCCTCAGCGAGATGTCCCGGGGTATCGAGAAGTTCGGCCGCAGGGCGTTCTTCCCGATGATGGATGCCTTCAACGGGCTTCTTGAGGCGATGGACTGGGAGGGCTTCCTCTCGGATCTGGGCGATTCCTTCGGGCACCTGGGCGACGTGGTCCTCCGCAACAAGGAGGCCGTGGCCAGTGTCCTGGATACGCTGCTGGGCCTGCTGCCGAAGACGATCAACCTGATCGCCAGCCTGACGGAGGCCTGGGGCAAGGCGAAGCCGTGGTTCGACACGATCACGAGCATCATCGCCACCGGCCTGGCTCCGGCGTTTGAGGTGCTGGGTGTCGCGCTGAACGTCGCGAAGGACATTCAGACGGCGATGATCGGCCCGCTGCAACTTCTCCACCGGGGCATGGTCGCCTTCCACGATGAGGCGCTGGTCCCGCTGGGCGACTTCATCAAGGGGACTTTCGGGCCGATCTGGAGCGGGCTTGTACAGGGGTTCGAGCAGGGGTGGCAGGCTCTTCAGGTCGGTCTGGTGCCGGTCCTGCGGGATCTGTGGCAGGTAGCCAAGGACACCGCCCGGGAGATGTTCTCGATCATCCCGGGACTGGAGGGGCTACGGGACCGGTCGCAGGACGCCGGTAAGATCCTCAAGGAGTGGATCATCGACAAGATGACCGCTCTCAGTGACTGGCTGGCCGAGCACCGCGAGGACATCAAGGAGTGGGCGCAGAAGCTCGGGGAAGCCGCCGTCGGCGTCGCCCTCGCCCTCGGGATCCTCATCGGCCTGCTGATCACCGCGTTCACCTGGGTCCATGAGAACTGGGACCTGATCATGACCGTGACCGGCATAAACGCCCTCATCACCCTCATCGGGTGGCTCATGACCGCCTGGGGCTGGGTATCCCGCCACTGGGGCCTGGTCATGAACGTGTACGGCGTCAACTTCATCCAGGACGTCATCAACTGGCTTCAGATCGCCTGGGGCTGGATCAAGCGGAACTGGTCGACGGTCGTCACCTTCTACGCCCCCGGGCTCCAGAGCGTCATCGGCGCCGTACAGACCCTGTGGAGCTGGGTGTCCCGCAGCTGGTCACGGAACGTCAACTTCAACTTCTCGATGTCCGGGGCGTACAACTCGATCAAGAGCATGCTGGGGTTCGCCCACGGCGGCGTGGTCGGCACGGCAGCCACCGGCGGGATCCGCTCCAACATGACCCTCGTGGGTGAAAACGGCCCCGAGCTGGTCGACCTGGCCCCCGGCTCTCACGTCCGGTCCAACTCCGACAGCCGACGTCTCGTGGGGCAGGGTGGCGGGGGTGGCGGCCCGATCACGATCCAGCTGGTGATGGACGGGCAGCGTCTCGCTGAAGTGCTGTTCGACCCGCTCAGGAACCAGGTCTTCTCGCGCGGCGGGAACGTCCAGGCCGCACTAGGAAGGGGCACCGCCTGATGGTTTTCCCGTACACAGTCCTCGACCAGAGGATAGACATCCTGCTCTCAGGGGTCTGGACGGACATCACCGATTACGTCCAGCGGCGTGACGGCCTGGTCCGGATCAGGCGTGGCCGCTCCGACCAGGCGTCCAGCATGGAACGCTCGACGGCCAACATGTCGATCAACAACCGGGACGGACGTTTCTCGGTCGGCAACCCGACAGGCCCGTACTACGGGGTCCTGAACCGGAACACACCTCTGCGGATCAGCCTGCCCGCCGCGACCTCGTACCTGCGGATGCCGGGGACCGCCGACGCCGACGAGATCGCCTGCCCGGACGCCGCCGCGCTCGGGATCACCGGAGACATCGATATCCGGATCGATCTCGGCCTCGACACCTGGCGCAGCGCCCAGCGCCTCGCGGGCAAGTGGAGGGTCACCAGTAACCAGGGGTCGTGGAGGTTCGACGTATCGGAGTCGGGTCTCCTTCAGCTGACGTGGTCGACGGACGGCACCCTGGTCGCTGTGGTGACGGCCACGTCCACGCTGCCAGTTCCGGTCGCCGCCGACCACCGCAACGCGGTGCGGGTGACTCTGGACGTCAACAACGGCGCCGGGGGCAACACGGCCACTTTCTACACCTCCGACACGATCAACGGGACCTGGACGCAGCTCGGAGACCCGGTGGTGACCAGCGGAACGACGTCGATCTTCGACAGCACGGCGCCCCTCGAAGTCGGCTCGGTTTCCGACCTCACGACGGGACCGCTGGTCACCTCCCCGGCTGTCACCCAGACCACTGGAGAGATCTACGCCTTCCAGCTGCGTTCGGGGATCGCCGGGACGGTCGTCGCCAACCCGGACTTCACCATCCAGACCGCCGGGGACGACAGCTTCGCGGACACCGCCGGGACGCCCAACACGTGGACGATCGCTGGGGCCGCGACCATCGACAACCGGGACTATCGTTTCCACGGTGAGGTACCCGCCTGGCCGTCCAGGTGGGATTCCACCGGCACCGACATCTGGGTACCCATCGAAGCCTCGGGGGTGACGCGCCGCCTCAACCGGACGAGCCCTACCCTGTACTCGGCTCTGCGCCGGGCGGTGACGAAGTCGGACAACCTGCCCGTCGCGTACTGGCCGTGCGAGGACGACACCGGCTCCACGTCGATCGCTTCGGGGCTGCCCGGCGGCATGTCGATGGAGGTGGTGGGCTCTCCCAACTACGCCACCTCGTCGGCGTTCGACTGCTCGGACTCCCTGCCGACGGTCAACCTGTCGGCCTGGAACGGGGCGGTGCCCACTTACACGGCCACCGGCGAGATGGAGTTCAAGTTCCTGCTGAAGCTGCCCACGACGCCGCTCACTGACGGCGTGGCCCTCACCCGGGTATTCACCACGGGAACCTCGTACACCTGGGACATCGGTTATCGCACGGCGAACGGCGGCAGCATCCTCGTCCTCGTCTGGGACAGCTCGGGCGTGCTCGTCAGTACGGGCACGGCGGTCACCAACCTGAACGGGCTGGCCCTGCGGGTCACCATGTGGGCGTCCCAGAACGGCGCCAACATCGATTACAGCCTGGAAACCCGCCGCGTCGACACCGGGGCCATCAGCAACACCACCAATTCCATCACCGGCAAGACGGTCGGGGCCGCTGTCCGTGTGTACGTCAGCCCCGGCTCCGACGTCGGGGATGCCGCATTCGGGCATATCTCGATCCGTGACACCGTCACCGATGAGCCTCTCACCCAGCTCCAGGCCTACCTGGGCGAGACCGCTGGGCGGCGCATCGAACGCCTGTGCCTCGAAGAGGATGTGGAGTTCCGCAACCAGGGGGACCTGGATGCCAGCATGGCGATGGGCCCTCAGCTGGTCGCCTCCCTGACGTCGCTCATCGGCGACGCGGTGACCGCCGATGGGGGCATGCTGTACGAGCCCCGGCAGGGCCTGGAGCTGGGCTACCGCACCCGGTCCTCGCTGTACAACCAGCCCGTCACTCTCACCCTGGACTACTCCGCCGGGGAGCTGGCCGGGGAGCTCCAGCCTCTCGGCGATGATCAGGACTTGGAGAACGACGTCGTCGCGACCAGGGTGCGGGGCTCCTCCGCCCGGGTGGTCGCCACCGAGGGGATGCTGACCCCGGCACTCATCGGCACCTACCCGGGCCAGATCTCCGTGAACGTGCAGACCGATGACATCCTGGAGGACATCGCTGGCTGGCGGGTGCACCTGGGGACGGTCGAGGAGGACCGGTTCCCGAGTATCAGCGTCAACCTGGCCAACACCCGCATCGCGGCGGACACCGCGCTGGTCGCCGAGGCGTCCATCGTGGACATGGGTGACCGGATCAACGTGACCAACCCGCTGGCCGGGCAGACCCCCGACACCATCGACCAGCTGGTGCAGGGATCGACGGAAACCCTCGGGAACTACGAGCGGTTCATCACCTGGAACACCTCCCCGGCCTCGTCGTACGACGTCCTTCAGCTGAACGACGACACCTACGGCAAATGGGACACGGGCGGTTCCGTGCTGGGCGTCGCAGCGACATCGACGGCAACCACGCTGATCGTGTACACCACCCAGGACGATGACACCAAGGTGCGTCCGAACTGGACGGAAGACTCAGGCGAATACCCGTTCGGCCTGAAGACCGGCGGGGAGGCTGTCACGGCCACCGCCGGGGCACCACTGGCCGCCGACACGTTCACGCGCACGGTGGCTTCCGGCGGGTGGGGTACCGCCTCGGACGGCCACACGTACACGCTGACCGGTGGGAATGCCTCTGACCGGTCGGTGGCTGGCACTTACGGCCTGGTCACCCTGGCGTCGGCGCCGACGACGATCCGCCATCAGACCGTCGGGGAGAGCTGCCGGGATGTCGAGGTCCGGGCGTCGGTGGCGGTGTCCGCTGTCGCTACGGGGGCCTCGCTGGCTGCGGGGATCACGGCCCGGTACACGTCCAGTACCGCGTTCTACCGGCTGCGGGTGGACTTCACGACGTCGGGCACGGTCAGTCTCGCCGTCACCCGGAACACCACGGTCATCGGGGCGGTGGTCGCCACGGGGATCGACTACGCGGCAGGGAGCATCATCGAGGTCCGCGTCCGATTCACCGGCAACCGGGTGATGGCCCGTGCGTGGGAGTCGGGCAAGCGCGAGGCGTCTCGCTGGCACATCGACCGGACGGTGACGTCTTCCACGATCGCCGACGGCGAAGTCGGACTGGCCGCTTCCGGGCTCACCGGCAACACCAACGTCAACCCGGAGATCCGTTTCCATGACTGGTTGATCGAGTCCCCGCAGAAAATCACGGTGACCCGAAGCGTCAATTCCGTTGTCAAGGCTCAGGCCATCGGGACCTCCGTCAGCCTTTCGAAGCCCCTCGTCTACCCCCTGTAAGGAGTTATCGAGTTGAGTATCCAAGCGGGCCAGACCGCCACCGCAGCCGACATCGACGCCATCTCGGACAAGGCGGACTTCCTGGAGACCCCTCCTGCGTTCGTCGGCCGTCAGACGTCCGTCCAGTCCACGACTACCGGCGTGTGGACCGCGCTGACGATGGACACCGAGGAGTACGACTCTCATGGCGGCCACTCCATTGTCACCAACACCAGCCGGTACACCTGCCAGGTCGCCGGACGCTACCGGGTGTCGGGCCGGGCCGCTTTCGCCGCCAACTCCACCGGCTCCCGTGGTGCGCGGATCACGCTGAACGGAGCTGTTGTCGCCGGGGCGGCTTCGGTCAACGCCCCGGGCTCCCTGACGGGCAATGTGGAGGTCAATCACCTGATGGCGCTCGTCGTGGGCGACTACGTCCAGATTGAGGGCGCCCAGAACTCGGGGGGCAATCTGTCCACCGCCTACACTTCCGAGTCGGCGTCCATGCTCGAAGTCATATGGGAGAGCCTGTGAACTGCTACAGCTGCCAGCTGCCCGCCGTTGTCCAGTGGCAGCGTCGCGTCGCCGAGGACTCGGTGGCCGCTGTGTACTCGTGCACCGCTCACGCCATCACGTCCACTCTGGCGGCGTGCACTCACGAGGTGTCGTGCACGGGTCTCGTGAAGGACGGAACCTGCGGCTGCACCCCGGAACCTGCTGGCGACAGCGTGTTTCCGGGGCCTGGCGAAACTCACGCGCTGCCCCCCGGCTGGTAGGCTCGCTGTGGGATGAAGACCGCGATGCCTCGGGGGTCTTCGGGATGGTGGCACAGCGAAGCCCCCGCCTCCGCTGTTAGGGCCAGTGGAGGCGGGGGCTTCTGTCATACCGGCTGCGAGTCGAATTCGATGTCGAGGCGCTTCATGATCTCGTCGGCGAGCTGGCGCGTCAGGTCCCGCCGGATCTCTTCGCTGGCGTACTGCCAGACAGCTTCCTCGGCGGTTACGCAGGCGGACAGCTTGCGTCCGTCAAATTCGACCGTCGCTGTGACGAGGCGTCGCCCCGGCCAGGGGCTCACCGCTTCCGCCCTCCGAGGAGGAGCAGGATGGTGGCGACGAGGATGAAAAGACCTACACCCGCCGCCCCGGTGTTGGTGGTGGCTTCCACAGCCAGTATCATTTCTGTCCTTTCACGTTGCGTACCGCCTGATCGGATGCGTTCAGAATCTCGAAGTCTTCTTTGGCCGTCCGGTATTCGCCGGACAGCAGCCGGTTGAACTCGTCCCGCAGGTTGTCCCAGATCACGTTCTGGACGAGTTCGGCTATCTGTTCGAGGCTGCCCATGAACCGCAGGTGATCGTCCAGCTCGTGTTTGCGGCTCATGACAGGATCTCCAGGAGGGCTGCGTCGAGGGCGTGGGTGACGATCTTCCGGCGGTGGTCGACATCCGTCTCGGTTTCCTCCAGGAAGTCGGCGAGCCGCTCGTGGGGGATCGACAGGTCGGCGTGGCCGCTTTGGTTCCGCAGGCAGACGAACACCTGGCCACCGCTGGTGCAGCGAATCCGGAAGTCCCCCTTGCCCACGATGTAGGGGGAGTTGATGCCACGGCTGAGCTGGTCGCGACATACAACCCAGGGCTGGATCGTGTCGTCGCCGGTGGTGAACAGCATCTGGACGGCGAGCGGGTCGTGATTTTCGTCGTAGGCCAGCGTCAGCGCGACGGGGATGTGGCAGTCCGTCTCGCCGATGCGGATGACGAGGGCCTCGAACTCGCTGATGACCATCAGTTGATTTCCTTCCAGATGACGAGGGCTTCGTCATCGCAGAGGCCGTCCACGGCTTCGATCAGCTTCAGAATGAACGGCAGGATCTCGAAGTCGAGGTCGCGGCTGACGGCGGGCGGGCAGCTGTCGTCTACGACCGGCGCCGACCAGCCGTAGGGCTCGGAGTTCTGGGCGGTCTTACTCAGGAAGATGCGACTCATTCGCTTTTCTCCATCTCGGTAAGGCTGATGACCCGGACCAGGTGCAAGCCGTAGTCGGCGTCCCGGTCCCCCGTGGTCAGGGCCTGCTTGACGTTGCGCTTCGCCCCGAGGATTGACATGCCCTCGGTGTCAACGATCATGTGGGCGACGAACGTGACCTTCTGGAGCATCTCAGGCCCCCCGCCGGGAGTGAATGGCGTCGGAGACTTCCCGCCAGTCCTTCCGGGTCTCCCACCCCGGAAGGACCACGATGTTCGCGTAGGCGACCCCCCGCAGACGGTGCCACGCATCGAGGTACCTGTGAGTTGCCGCCGAGTGCCCGTTGTCCCAGCACCACTTCTGGTACTCCTGGTAGTTTGCGGCCACCACGATCTTCATCACTTCTCCTTCTCGGGGATGTATTCGACCAGTACCGAGCCTTCCTGGAAGCCGCCCAGGCGGAGCCTCTTCGCGGCCCTCAGGTAGTCGATGTCGCTCAGCTTGAAGCCGTTCCGCCGGGCGATCTCGCCCATCACTTCCAGGACGTCGGCCAGCTCTTCCATCAGCTCCTGCGGGTTACGGGCGGAGGCGACCTCCCCGGCCTCCTCTACGATCTTGAGCCGGAGGAACAGCTCGATCTCGTTGTCACCGGCGGTGCGGTAGACATGCTGGCGGTGCCTCTCGTGGACGAGGTCCCTGACGAGCTTCACGGGTTTTCCCTTCCGTTGCGATGAGCGGACTGCATGGCGGCCACGAAATACGCGACCGTCTCGTCCAGGGTGTGGACGCCGCCCTTGTAGCAGCGCAGCCAGGCACTGGTGGTCATCTCGATGGACTTCCAGCACAGGGCCTGCGGTTCCTGAAGGTGCATGGCGTAGGCGATCTGGTCGGCGCAGACTTCACCGCAGCTGTCGCAGACGATCACCGGTTCTCCCCGTAGGGGAAGATGGTCGCCTTGACGCCGCCATGACGGTCGTACAGAGTCAGTGAGCCGTCGCCGAGGATGGTGAAGGCCAGGTCATCACCGTCGCGACCGGCGCCGATCAGCGTAACCGTCGCGCCCCGCTCGGAGCTCTCCAGGTAGATATGGGCGAAGTTCATCGTGACTCCTTCTGTCGTTGGACTCGGTAGGCGGACTGGATGGTCCGCTCGATTTCGAAATCGCCCAGGCCTGCATCCCGGGCCGCTTCGCCCAGGACCGACACGCATTCGGTCTCGGGGACGCCTTCCTCGCACATCGTTCTCGCCGCCCAGAGAAGGCTGTTATTCCTATTTCCCTCTCCGGCGTTGCGGACGGTGTCTACGAGACCGGAGTGGCTGATCGCGCCGGGCTGGCGCAACCCCTGAGGGCGGCGGATCTTCGGGGCGGGCGGCTTCTCGGCGACCAGGCGGCGCAGCCACACCGGTGGCAGGATGACCCCGGTGGACTGGTAGTGCCCGTCCCAGTCGTACACCCCGGCGGCCGTCCTGGAACCTTCAGCGAGCACGTAGCCTCCGTACTGGCCGCCGTTGCCCCGGACATCTACGAGCCCCTTCACGGGCGACGCCTGAGAGATCCGGGGCCAGTGGGCGGGCCACTCGTAATACAGGTGGAGGCCGCCGGAGCCGGTACGGACCTGGTAGGTGTCGAACGTGTCCCGCCGGTGGGCGTCACCACCGAGCTTGTAGCACATCTCGTCGAAGAGGTCTTCGCCCTGGACGAGCTGCCCGTACACGCCGTGGAGGTGCTCCCATTCGGTGCCGCGAAGCTGCCACGGGACCTTGGCCCGGTCGAGGTCAACGACGAGGAGCTGGGACGGCTTACAGGCGACGCCGATATTAGCGGTGGGGTCGATCTGCGTCCAGAACTGGATAACCCGGTTGGGGTCGTTGGTGGCCGTCTCGCCCCACTGCCCGGCCAGTGAATGGGGAACCTTGTCTCCGGCCCGGACGGGGAAAATATGAAACCCCATATTCAGCGCCTTAAGCGCGGCTCGCAGCACGACGCCTCCGATCCTCGATGCTCCACAGTTCGCATCGCTCGGTCATGACCGCTCCCCGTCGGGGTCGATGAGGTCGGCGGCGTCCGTCCAGCCGGATACGTAGGCGTAGCTGTCAGTTTCCAGTTCGGTCCGGATCCTTGCGGCCAGTTCCCGGGCGTGCTGAGCCAGGAACGCGTCCACGGTGTACGCGATCAGCGGCTCGTGGGCGCCGAGGGTGTGCAGGGTTTCGATCAGGCTCTTCCTTGCGATCATGACCTACTCCTTCGTATTCCATGGGGGAGGCCTCCCGGGTGCTATCTACCCGGGAGGCCTCAACGGAACCGCCGCTTTCGGTAAAGGGCGGGTCAACTCGTCAGACGGCGGGCGAGTTCATCGACCACGTCGGCCGCAGGGTCACCGTGGTCCGGCACCAGCCCGTCCACGGTGACCCTGATCTGATCGACGGACTCCTTCAGGGTGTCGTACCGGGCTCGCGATACCTGCCGCTCCATCTCCAGCTCGTGGGCGAGGGATTCGATCATCTGCCGGTTGATCAGAACCCCATCAGCGATGACGTCCAGCGGATCCTTCGGTGCGGTGATCAGCCCCGACGCCCAGTCCTTCATCTCCTGACGGCTGGCAGACTGCGCCACGTTGTGGTCGATGCCACCGCCGGTCGAGTACTGGTGGATCGCCCAAGGGGAATCATCGGTGTCCGGCATCCCCGCCGGGGTTCCGTGGTGGGCGATCCACAGGCCGTCGCCGACGAAATTGCTGACATCCCTGTTGAGCCAGAAGTCCTGGTTGCAGTACAGGCCGACGCGGTGCTGAGGAGCGTTCCCCTTGAGGTGCCTGATCCACTCATCCTTCTCGTAGCAGGTGACCTGGGTGTCCTCCCAGTCGAGCCACAGGTGCTCCCCCGTGGCGGGCTGGGCGATCGCCAGGAACCGTTCGGCCTGGAAGAGGAGGTTGCCCTGCCGGGCGAAGTGGTAGTAGCCGACGGACAGCCCGTTGCGCCGGGCGTGGTCTCGCTGCGCCTGCCACTTCGGGTTGATGTAGAGGTCACCCTCGCTGACCTTGATGATCGCGAAGTCGACGGCCACCCCGTCAATCTCCAGAGGGAAAGCCTCCGGCTGCCAGGAGCTGACATCCACGCCGTAAATCACCGGGCACTCCTCGCGTTACGGACCGCCCGGCCGTCAGCGGCACGACGGGCAAGACGCTGAACGGCTCCCCGCCGCCGCGCAGCCCTCTCCTGCTCGGCGCCACCCGAAGCGGCACCCGGGACCGACCCGGGCTTCTCCGGCTTCCTTCCGAAGTACGCCATATCACTCCTCCTCCTTCTCGATCATCTTGTCCAGGTAGTGCCTGCACTTCTTCAGATCTTCCAGCCTGGACCCCTTGCGCCCCGCCCGCAGCAGGTACTTCAGGGCCGATCCGGCGTAGAAGTCCAGACCGAACGCGTCGATGACCGCCCACGGCTGGATCGGCATGTCCTTGTAGTGGGACCCGCCGACCTGAACGTCGGCTGCCTCATCCACCCAGGTCGTCAGGCCGATGCCATCCGCATGCTGACCCTCGTGGCGCCCGTGATGCCCGGCCGTCCGGGCGCACCTGGCGAATGCGCCCGAGTCGTCGGCGTTGACGCTACGGCACCTGTCATGACTGAACGGGCAGTCACAGCGGCCAGGGGGCTCCCCCCAGCTGCATCCGAACGGCCCGTGGTCCGCAACACCGTGGTCGCAGTTCGCGCAGGTCATACCGTTCCCGTTTCGCCGCAGCAGGGGCACGGAGTGGGAGTGGGCATGCCGGTCTGAGGATCCACGATGGTTGTTCCGCCGGAGCCGTTGCAAATCGGGCAGGTCATTTCTTGCCTCCGAGGTTTTTGATGATCAGCCACACGACGATGGCCAGGGCGAGTATCTGGGCGAGCGGTTCAGTCATCGGTCGAAGCCTGGACGACGATGACGTCCGGCTGCGGCTCGGGTTCGGGGGAGGTGCACCACGGGTCGGGATTCTCTTCGGGCATTTCACTTCTCCTTGGGGTGGTCGCGTCCGGGCTGCTGGTCGTTGTCGCCGGTCTTCTCGTGGCCGGACGGGTCGGCGCTCTTCATGCCGGGGCCTTCCAGGGGTGGCGGGGGCAGGTGCCGTCGTCAAATCCGCCGCCTTCCGCGATCCACGGAGTGCGCCTCTTTCCGCACCGGCAAGCGGGACCGGCGTTGACGGCGTCCGCCCAGTTGGTGCCCGAGCGGGCCTGGGCGGCTATCTCGGCAGCCCGCTCGGGGGTGATGGAGCAGCAGTGCATGGTGCACTTCTCGCACCCCTCATGGCCTGCCAGGCAGGCCTTCTTCTTCGCAGCCACTACCATTCGTCCGAGGTGAACAGGAGCGTCCGGCCGGTAGTGGCGACGCGCTTCACGACGTAGGCGCGTCGATCCTCGTGCCGGATCAGGTGCCCGACGTCTTCGAGCGCCTCCTCCGCGTCCGGGGCGATCACCAGGGCCGACTTCAGCCGGACCTCCGGGAGGTCCGCACCCCGGTATTGAATCTCGTACAGGGCCATCAGCTCTTCCTTCGTTTGTGGTTGACGATCCGGGAGACGTAGCCCTGACTGACGCCGAAGTGGTGGGCGATGTCGGCCTGCTTCCAGCCGCACCCGTGGTACAGCTCCCGGATGTCGGCGACCTGCACGGGCGTCAGCGGCCCTTTGCGGTCCCACGGCGGCTCGAAGTCGCCGGTCAGGGCGTCGAGGAGGCTCACACCAGATCCCAGGGGAGGGTGATGAACACCGTCAGCGGCTTCCGGCCGGGCCCCATCCTCAGGGGGCTCTCGTAGACCTCGAAGGTCACCGACGTAGGGCCGATGACGATCTCGGCCACCGACTTCAGATCGATTCCCGCCTTCTGGCAGATGGCGCAGATCTCGTCCTTCAGGTGCAGAGTGCGGCTCACGACTCCTCCAGGACGTAACCCTTGGTGCGGAGCTTGCCCCAGTAGTAGCCGTGGGCGTGGAGCTGATCGGACTTGATGAAGCGGGGGTACAGTTCCCGGCCGTCGGCGGTGAGGGAGACGATCCTCGTCTTGCCGGAAATCTGGCAGACGGAACCGACGACCTTGATGCGGCGATGAGTGCCAGCCTTGACGGAGCGGTAGACCTGGCCGATCTCAATCACGTGATGATCCTTCCGGCTAGTTCGGACAGCGCCCATGCGAAGCCTCCGAGAGCCGCGAGAGCGGCGACACAGGAATCGCTGGACGCCGCCGCGTGCTTGCGAGTGGCGCGTTCGGCATTGACCCTCTCCAGGGCCTTGTCAGTCGCCCAGGGGCCTACGCCCCTGCGGGCGTTCTCCCGACCCCGGCGGTAACTGGCGTTCCACCGGTCGTCAAAGTCGCGGCCGTGACCAGGTAAGCGAGCCATGTCAGTTCTCCTCGTGGTGCCTCAGGGCCCGGCGCATCTTCATCCGGGCGAGTATCTGCCGGTCGTCGGGAGCCGCCCACCGGTGGACGCCCACCAGACCCCGTCTCCACCGGTGTCCGTGTTCACGTTCGGGCGTGCCGCAGTGTCGGCATCCGCTCGGTGTCATCCGAACGCCACCCTCCCCAGGACGATGACGCCCATCACGAACAGGGCGACCACCGCGAAAATGATGAGGACCGCGCCCACTTCGGCGAGTCTCTCCACGCGCTTGAACTGCTTGTCGGTCATCGTTGCGCCTTCCAGGTGTGAGGAAGGGCCCCCTCCACCGTCACAGAGGGGGCCCTTCGGGTCGGCGCGCTGGAATCCCCCGGAGCCCTCCAGGATGCGCGCCGGGTTTTACTGGATCCCGTAGACCGCCGCGAGGCCCATGAGGGCTTCCAGGGTGGTGCCCGGCGGGATGGTGATGCCCATGGCCGTCAGCCGTGCGGCGACAGCGCTCGGGTCGGACTGGGGGGCGACGGGCGCTGCCGCCGGGGCGCCAGCGTTCTGCCATGCTGCCGGGGCGGTACCGGGGACGCCCTCAGGGGCCGGGCTTCCCCACCCTGCACCAGGCGATGACGGGGCCGGTGCAGGAGCCGCAGGTGCAGCGGGGGTTGAGCCCCAGTTCGGAGCGGAGGGCTGCGGGGCCGGGGGGTTTCCCCAACCACCCGCAGCCGGGGCAGCTGCCGGAGCCTGCTGACCCCATGCCGGGGCCGGAGCGGCGGCTGCCCCACCCCACTGAGGGGCAGCCGGGGCCTGGGGCTGCGGCGCCTGCTGCACGCGAGGATTGGCGGCCATCCACGCTTCCGCCTGGGCGACCTGCTGAGCGTCGTGCGGCTGGAGGAGCCACGGCGGGTTGCCCTTCTTGTTCTCGCCCTGGGCGAGGGTGCCGAGGACGATGCCGTCGGGAATGGCGCCCTTCAGCTGGGTGACGAGCGCGGTGGGGTAAACCATCGCGTTCTCGAAGACGCGGCCGTCGTTGAGGCGGACGATCCGGGCGTAGACGGCGTCGGCCTCACCGTTGGTCGTCTTCACCTTCTCCACGAAGGAGGTCGGGAAGAACAGAAGGAGGGCGCCAAGGTTCTCCGACCAGACAATCTTGTCCTCGGGGTTGGAGATTCCGGGCTGCTGGATGACACTCACAGGTGTAACTCCTAGATCGTAGGGCTTCGATCCTACTGAGCGGGTAGGACACCCACCCTAGCAGGGTATATCTATCCGGACTACCCCGGGGTGAAACTTACTGGACTCGCGCCCCGCATTCGGTGCAGTATGCGCCACCGTCACGAAACACGATCGCGGGGTGATCGCACGGGCCGTAGGCCGCAACCGGCCCCATCACGTTGTGACACTGGGTGCATCGCCACACAGCGCCATCCTGATAGATCGACGGGTGGGAACAGCCCACCAGGGTCAGAAGTGTCATTCCGTGATCTCCAAGGTCATCGTCTGACCGGTCTCCAGGTAACCCGCCCACCACATCAGGGACTGGGCCAGATCCAGCGCCTCGCCGTCCGAGTACTCCCGGACGACTTCGGCATCTCCACGCCGGATCGTCAGCTTCCAGGACATCCGCGCACCATCTCCTTGTCGTTCTTCAGGTGGAACGGGCAGTACCGGCAGTCGTCGGCCGTCGCGAACGTCCCGGCGTCCGACACGGTGGCCTCACCGGACATCCGGGTGACCTCCGCCGCGATCCTCTCGACCCGGTTGAGGGCCTCCAGGGCGACCCTCTTGTCGTACTTCTCGGTCCAGACGTGCATGTCGTCCAGCGAGGAACCAGCACGGGGAAGACCGACTACGGCGACGCTCTTGACCTTCTCGCCACCCCTCTCCGCCCCGTAGCCGTAGACATGTGCCTGGGTCCGGTAAGTGTCCGACGGGCCTTCGAGCTTGAACTTCTTGAGGGAGTAAGCCCCCATGAACTTCCAGTCGATGATCGTCGCGTCCCGGCGGTCCAGAAGATCCGTCGTCCCCCGTGGCACCGACGGAACCCCGAGAAGAACCGGCAGCTCGACCGCGTAGCGGCCGGTACCGGCGTCGGCGAAGGTGTAGATCTCGCCCATGCCGACATGTCCGCAGGTCCCCACGAAGGACGCCCAGCCGTCACCGCCCGGGTTGACCGCCGGGATCCCCATCAGCGCCATCGCCAGACGGCGGTCGCACGGGGTCCCGATCTCACTCGGGCCCAGCGTCGTCTGGGCTGAGCGGTTGTCGGCGCTCTTCCGGTTCGAGTACGAATAGAACGTCTCCTTGATCCGCGTCGCCAGCTCCTTCGCCAGTTCGCCCATCGGCTCCGGCTTCTCCGGCCCCAGATACTCCGGGGGCTGGAGGAACACCAGGGGAGGTTCCTTGTACTCCGGAGGCTGGAGGAACGGGCTGAACGGCTGAAGGATCGTCGCCGAGAAGCTCTCTCCGAGCCTGAAGCCTGTCAATGCGGCCGAACCGTTCGGCGTCGACGGTGGCGCCGAAGGCTCGGAGATACTCTCCGATCCCGGGGAGCTCGTCTCCGTGGATGCACCAGAACTGGCAGCCTCGGGCGCAGACCCCACGTCGCCCCAGTTCGCCTCGTCGGTCACTGGCGGTGTCGAGACACCCTCCGACGCAGGAGCAGCAGCCTCCGCACTGGGGGTCGCCATTGCAGGTGCCGAGGTCACAGCAGGCGTCTCGTCGGCCGACCTCTTCAATGAAGCCTCGGGTGATGAACTGCCCGTAATTCGCGGGACTCTCATTTCCGCCTGGTTCGACACCTTCGGCCTCAGGGCCGCGTCCACCCCCCTCTCCGGGATCTCGTCGCCAGGAAGGGGCGTCTCCTTCATCTTCCGGTCCGGCCGTGTTCCGCCGTTCGGACACCGGTCTCCTCCTCTCAGGGTCTGATTGTGCGGCTCGAAGTAGCCAAGCCGGGTCAGCTTCACGCTGCGGGTGCACTCGGGGCACTTCGCGAAGTCGGCGCCTTCCTTCGGGACGCCTGGATCCTCGGACTCGGGTTCCAGCCCTTCGGGGATCGGCTCTGACGACATCCCGCAGGGGTCACCGTTGCCGTCGGCATGCGACCGGTAGCGGTGGTTCTTCGTGGCCGTGACCGGCTTCGAACAGGCCCGGCACAGGTACCGGTCAGCCACTTCCAGCCTCCAGCTCGGCAACCCTGGCCCTCAGGTGCGCGATGTCGTCTTCGGCGTCAACCAGCCACTCCGCCAGACGCCGGGCCGACTCGTCGTAGTGCGCCTCGATACGCTCTTCCCGTTCAGTCATCGCGGTTCTCCTTGTGCACGGCCTTCACGCCCAGGAACAGGGCGGGCGGGGACTCCAGGTAGCGGGCCATCAGGCGGGCCACACGCGGGTCGTCCCGGATGTGGCCCAGCATGTCGTTGCACGGGCGGCACAGCAGCCCCCGCGTCAGGCCCGTCTTATGGTCGTGGTCGACGGACAGCCGTCGCGAAGCCCCCGTCGCACGGCGGCAGATCGCACACCGGCCGCCCTGGAACTCGTAGATGCGGTTGTAGTCGCCCGGCCCCAACCCGTAGACGTTGCGGACACGCTTCTCGTGGGAGGCGTCCTTGCGGCGAGCCCGCTCGATCCTCCAGTGGGAAGCGCAGCGGCCACCCGAACCCTTCACGATGGGCCGGATATGCAGATGATCCGGCCACACCCTCACTCCGCCCCGGTCCACCCCCTCTTCGGTCATGCAGTCTCTGCAAACGGTCACGCATCCTCCTTGAGGTCTTCGTAGTTGCAGCCCAGAGTGGTAATGAGCTGATCAATCCGCTCCTTCGTCCGGGGTGCTGAGCGGCTGGTCTCCCAGTAGTACACCGTTCCGTGATGGACGCCGAGGCGTGCTGCGAGACCCGAGACGGACATCCCGCGCTGCTTGCGGACGGCCGCCAGTTTCTTCCCAGAGATCCCGCCCCGCCCTTCAAGGCGACCGGCGGCGGGCGTTTCCCTCTCCGCCTGGGCCGCCAGGCAGGCGGGGCAGGCGGGAAGGATCTGATCCCGGTAATGGATCCGCAACCCCTCGGGAGACCCGCAGGCCCCCGTCCATTCAGGGAGGGCCTGCGGGTCATCGATGGTGTCGGGGTCCCAGCAGGACCGGGGGGCCGCACCCCGCTTCTGGGCGAAGGTGCGGCAGTAGCGGACAGTGCGGACGGGGATGCCGAACTCTTCCGGCTTACGGCCTTCGAGTTCGGCGTACACCCTCGCCACGGTCGCCGCCGTAGTCGATCTGACACCGGTGACCGCCGAAGCCCCGCGCAGCATCTTCTGCAACTGAGGCCTCGACAGCACACCGAAACGGTCCCGGAGCCAGGGAAGCGGAAACCCGTCGTGCCACAGTCCCGAGATCCGGCGGAGAGTCCCGGTCCCGTCGATCAGAGCGCGGTCCTCGCCCGGCTCGAACTTCATCGCCGAGAGCGTCGCCCAGGTGGTCCGCCACATTCCGGCGGACCCGTCCAGCGAAGAGCAGATCGTCCGGAACGAAACCCCGGTCTGATCCTCCATCTGCCGGTACGACATACCTCGGGCGTGGAACGAACGGATCCTCTGTTGCACTCTTTCCAGGTCGGGGCCGGTGACGAGCGCCGGACGGCCCACCGCAGTGAGGTACTCCCGGCGCTTGCGGCGACCCCGTTCGGTTGCGGGGAGCAACGTGGGTGATCCTTCCTGTGATCCGGTCGACGCGGAACGTTCTGGCCTCGCCGTGGTCGGCGTCGGT